TTATTCCTGCTTCACATAGGTCTTTATAAATTCTTCCGCTGTGACACATGGCTTTTGATTTTTCTCTGTTCCTCCAAACGGAGCGTAATTCCAGTCGGTGTCCTCGTCAATATATCGCCGCCCACCGTCCGGCAGTTCCAGCGGTTCCGCAAGGATGATGGTGCCCCAGTGGTTGACCATCACAAAGGGCGCAATCTCACAAGGGATGCCCCGGCACTCATCATCATGCCGGACATCGTAGGCGTACAGGCCGTCCGGGATGGTATCTCTCCTGATGCGGATGCTGGTGAACAGTGCAGGCTTTCCGCAAACCGTGATTTCTTCGTAACGTTCGGTCATTGCATTAAAGGTCATAAGGCGTTCCTCCTTAAATTTCAATGATAAAAGCTCTGAATTTCTCTTTGTAGAAATCCATTGCACTCTGCGGCAGAGAAGTCAGATTCCCTTCGTTGTCGCATCCGGCCAGAAATCCCGGCCCGGCAAGAACATCGGCTCCATCCCACAGCGGACGATTGAGCGGCAGACCAAGCAGCTTGCCTTCATCATTGCAGACCAGTGTGACCTCTGAACCGGTGTCACTCAATGTAATGCATTCGATCAGCCCGCCTACAAAGTTCTGCATGGCTTCAAGGGTGTTGTCCAGTTCGATCTCCTTTGGCAACTCCATTGGCAGGAGCGCAAGGACTTTGATTTTTTCCTCTTTCATCGTAAAACCTCCTTATGCCACGTTTAGCCTTGTAGCCTTATAACAATCAGCACACATCCCCTCATGGGTAGCTGCAAATTCTGCCGCCTGCATGATGGAGCCATCCTTCAGCTTGACCCTCTTGATAGGCTGGTTGCACCGGGCGCAGATGCAGGGCATCGGCGGCTGTTCCTGCTTTTGGCTGGTGGATTTCGGTTTCGGCTGCCTTTGTGGTTCGGCATCCGGCTGCGGTGCAGCATCCTCCGGCAAATCCTCTCCGGCATAGACATACAGACCTAAGCCAAACATGGCAAGGTTCTTCACCAAGCACCGCATGATAGCCTTATTCACATCGAACATGGATGCTGCTTCTACGGTGCGCTCTTCCATGCCGACCTTTTCACGGCGGCGGGTCTGCGGATTGTAGTCCCATTTCGGGGTGGTATAGGTGTAAGGCACGGCTTTCATGGCTTTGTTGGAACTGTCCAAAACCGGAAGCCACATTTCGTGCGAAACGCCCTCAATCGTGACTGAGGTGTACACCATGAAGCCGGTTATGGGGTCATAAACATAGGGCAGGCCGTTGAATTTCTTGACTTCGTAGCTGGCAGCGGGATATAGCTTTTTTACCTCCGCCCAAGCATACGCCCAGCTTACATATTTTAACTCGGTATTGCCAGACTTCTTGACTTCCAGATGATCTTTGAAGTCGATAGCAAATAATTTTACGAATAGATTTTCCGTAGCCATAATAAACCTCCGAGAAAAAAAGGCGGCAGAGAAGTCACTCCCTGCCGCCATATACAAAGTTTTATGCCGCATGAACGATGGTGAATCTGCGGCTGCTTACATTTTTGCTGTACTGGTTGAAAATGTCCGGCTGCTCTTTCCGCAGGCGTTGGGAATCCACACGCTTGCTTTCGGAGGATACCCACGATACCTTATAGCCCGGTGCTGTGCCATAGGCAGCATCCTGCATTTTCAGCTTGACCTGTTGCTCGATGGCCATTTTCTCCTGTTCCATCTGCTCGATTTGGTCGGAAAGCTCCTGCCGCTTATCCAGAAGTCCATGCAGGGCACTCAGGTCAGCGGTCTTATCCCGGTTGTCTACCTCATAAAGCTGGTTGATCTGCTGGGTGTCACAATCGCAGCCGTTGGGTGCAGGGGGAATCTGGGGCACAACATGGTTCGTCCAGAAAAGTTCTTCCTTATCAATGAGATCAGAGAGCACCTGCTTATCCGTCACGATTTTGTGGATCACCAGTTCTCTGCCGAAAATTAGAGCAGCCACATACCAGCAGTCGAACCCGCTGACGGCTAAGTAATGGTCAACCTGCGCCAGATAGTGAGCCGGGATTTTGCCATCTGCCCACTTATCCGCAGAAAACGGCGAGACCGTTTTGCACTCCAATCCAGCCTTCTGACCAACGATCAGGCGGTCGAAGTCTGCCAGAAGCAGCGGATGCTCCTCGCTCTGATAGATAGCGTTTGCCCTACGCACCTTAAAGCCTGTTTCTTCGGAAAACCGCTGCGCCACATAATCCTCCAAGTCACGACCCTGCCGCATAGCTTCGCTGTCGATATTTTCAATGGTATCGCTGATTTTATCGTGATACACCTGAAATGCAGAGCGGTACGGATTCAGGCCCAAAATGGCCCCAGCATCCGTGCCAGTGATACCACACTTTCGATAGCGCAGCCACTCTTCTTTGGACAGATTTATTGTGGAAATCAATCGTTTCATGCAATATTCAACTCCTGCTTCATATTTTTATCGGTGATTTCAAAATCGTATTCCACCAAGTCCTTCATAATAGTGGAAAACTCGTCCACCAAAGTGCGGTCATCATCCAGCCACAGGGCATACAGGAAATCCAGAATGTTTCGCTGCACCCGGAGATGGTTCCAGAAACGCTCGTCCATCTGTTTTTCGATGTCCAGCGTGATTAAAGCACTGACAATGGTGCTTTTCATCGTGATCTCGTATGCCGTGGTGCAAGTAGGCTTTGGAAAATCGGCTTCGATGATGTTCAGGAACTCAGAAAATTCCCGGACAGCCCGGTTGCTCACATCGTTCATACGTCCTCCTTTATGCTGCTGCCAGCACCATCTTGTAAGCCTTGTCGATCATGGGGTTGTCCTCTGCGGTGCGCAGGAACAGATTTTCGTTGTAGTTGCGAGTTTTACGGATAGGGTCTGCATGGGTAGCAAAATCCGAAACAGCGTTCACGAACCGCCAGCCGTTCTTGCCAACCCATTCCAGATCAGGTGCATTGTAGTAGCGAGCCTTCAAGTCTTCCTGCAAGCGCAGGTTGTTCTTCCGCTGGCCATCGGTCAGATCTTCGGTGACAGGAAAGAACTCATTGATGAACTCCTGCACCTTGCGGTCAGACAGCTTGATGGTGGTCAGCTCATGGATACCTTTGCCCAGCTCCCCCATGTAGCTGTTGGCAAGCTGTAAGGTCTCACGGGCATCCTGCACCCGGAGCAGAACATTTTCGGTGTGGCGAGCAGTCCAGATGCGCTTTGCCGTGCCCAGAGCCAGATTCAGGGTGTTCTGGCAGACAACACGAACAGGGGTCATAGCGACCTTGACACCAGAACTGCCATCGTGACTGTTGAAGAACACAAGATATGGGGTCACTTCGTCTCCGGCGATGATGTATTTCTCCGGCAGCTTCGCCAGCATCCAGACTTTCTTGCCGCCCTGCAAGGAACCGGCAGTTTCGTAAGTAACACCCTCACCCAGCAGGTCATCCGTGAACTGGAACGCTTCTTCGTTCTGCACAATGCGGTAGCGGTCAGACACCACGCCCAGAACAGCTTCATCCGTGCTGCGGACATTGGCACGATAGCCGGGGATCATAGCACCCGTGCCGGAATAGATGTTGCGGCTTTCCACCTGCCAATCCAGACCAGCCAGCTCCAAGGCTTCACGGCTTGCAGGGGCATCCATCACGATGCGGCCAAGACCGTGCCAAGGGGTTTCACGGACAGAGAACATGGTTTCAACATTTGCAGACATAACTACTACCTCCTGAAATTTTAATGTGATTACTTGTTTTCGAGTTTATGGGCGATCCAAATAATGAGTATTACAGCAGTTTTCCCGATTGCTTTTGCACCCTTCATCAGAATCTTTACCATAATATCAGCCATTGTTTTTCCTCCATTTTTCAAGCAAAAAGTAAAGACCTGTGGACAGAATCAAACTGCTCACAGGTCTTTCTACAAAGATAATATATAACTGTAATTTTTTCAGATACGCTTTGTCTTGTGTCAGGTGTGTCAAATGTGTCAGGTTTTTATGAAACTCTCTATATATTTCTTTATTTTTATCCCTTCTACTCTATTTTCTCTCTTAGATAAAGCGATAGGGATAATAGATAATATATAATATATAATAAAGGTTTCTCAAAAATTCTGACACATCCGGCACAGCTGGCACAGTACTTTACGGTCAAGTTTTTGTGCGGATACCCACGGCTACCGTGAGGTCATGCCACTCATTTTTACGAATTCCCTGATTCCGGGAAGCCTTAAAAGCCTTAGCTTCTTCAAAAGAAATCCTAAAACGAGCCATCTCCATAAAGCCATCCAACGTACAAGTAGCACTATTTCCACTCTGCACTTCTGTCAGTTGGAAATCAAGTACCCAGCGGTATTCCTCATTCGTCAGCGGCGTGATCTGCGCCACACAGCTATTGATAAGCTCCCGGTTAACATCATTTCTAGATGCCTTCTGCCACTCATCCAACTTCTGCGCAATTAAATTCATATCAAGGGTTCCACTGCGCTCATCCTCCTGTTCCACATTCTCATATTGAGATTGCAATTCTGCAATCTGCGCATCCAATCCCTTTCGCCGTTCTGCCAATTCCTGTTTTGTGATGATTCCGTCTGCACACAGGTCTATGTACTTATCCAGACGCTCCCTCTGTCTGGCGATGCTGTTTTCCAGCATCGCCTTTCTGGAAATGCGGACAGTCTTTTCTTCTGCCATGCAGCGGTTCAAAATTTTATAGACCTCCTTGACCGTTTTGCCCTTGTCAAAGGTAAGATGTTCAAACACCTTTGCTGCCATCAAGTCCAGCTTCCACTCACAGATTGCCTTGATTTGGCAGCTAATTCCCAAATCCAAGCCATGTTCCTGCAAGTAACTGATACTTGGCCTACGGGTACGGCGGTAACACTGAAATCCATGAACTACTGCACCATCCCGATTTACACGCCACTTGAACTGGATAAATCCTGCGCCACAGCTGCACCGCAGTTTTGCTGTCCAGACTGACTTTGGCGTATTTCTCATGTACTTGTGCTTTTTTCCATTTTCATCTATTACCCGTGCTGATTTCGATGCCAAAATCTGCTGGCATCTATCCCACATTTCTTCTGATACCAAAGGCTCAAAGTCGCCTTTCACATAGATATAGCTGCTCTCGTCCAGATTTTTAACACGTTTCTGTGTCAAATATCCGTCGCTGTGGGATTTATTATAACAGATGCACCCTTTATAGGTTGCATTATGTAGAACTCTGCTCACCTTGGAAGCGTCCCACGAAACATGACCGCCTGCATCTAATCGGCCAAGGCGGTATAATTCATTTACGATTTTAACCAACCCATTTTCTCCGGTAGAATACATTTGAAAAATCAGCCTTACTGTTTCAGCTTGGTCAGGGTCAGGAACATAGGTTCCGTTCTCCCTGCGGTATCCTAAGATGTTTCCGCTACCATATAAAACGTGCTTCTCCCTGCTGATTTTCTGCCCAGCCTTTACTCGCTCTGAAATTTTGCGGCTCTCATCCTGTGCCATAGAAGACATGATCGTTAACCGAAGTTCGCCATCGTTGGTCGCCGTGTTGATACCATCGTTGATGAAAAATACGTCCACCCCACGTGCTTTCAACTCCCGTGTGTAGGACAGCGTATCAACTGTATTTCGTGCAAAGCGACTCACTTCGCGAGTAATGATTATGTCAAATTTGCCCTTCTGAGCATCTTCCATCATGCGCAAAAACTCTGGCCGCTTCTGTGCTTGTGTTCCGGTGATGCCTTGGTCTACGTAGACCTCCACGATTTCCCAGTCCGAATGCCGGGAACATTCGATTTTATACCACTCCAACTGATTTTCCAGCGCATTGATTTGCGCCTCATGCTCTGTTGAGACACGAGCATATACCGCAGTTCTTATACATATTTCCGTTGTTTTTCTGATTTTCGGGCAAAAAAATGGCGATCAAACAATGACCGCCATTTTCCCTTGCAGATATTGTAATTCTATTGTTTCTTTCACCCGTTTCACATACTGTTCCATAAAAGTATAATCAGGATTTCCGGATTCATCAACAGGGAGCATCACCCCAGTATTTGCCATTCGTTCGGAATTGAACTTATACAAGTAACCAAATTTGCTTTTTTGCTGTAAAATAGCAACTTTCATAAACAACAAGACAAATTCATTATCTTCATGGTGCTTCAAGTGAAAGCGTTTGACATCATCGGAGAAAATGCACTCATAAGGGTGATAAAAACCAATAACCATACCATTTCCATTATAATTAACTCCGAGCACATTTTTATCCAACGATTCGTTCGTATCACTTACAAAACGCGCAACGCCATTGTTGTTATCTAATGCCCCAATAAAAGGTCTATCTCCGGCAGTAGTATCTGCCGCAACCAACCTTTTTCCCGGAAAAATATCAAAAATGTCGGAAATAAGAAAAGACTTCCATTCCTTTTCATTCAGTGCCGGAAGCACCCCCCCAGTTTGGATATTCTTGCCAATATAATCAATGTAATTTTGTACAATTTGCCGCTCCCGTTCCTTAATGTACTGTTCCATGAAGGCATAATCAGGATTGCCGGATTCATCAACAGGGAGCATAATTTTACTGCGCCTTAAACGCGTCAATGTTGCACCGTTTCCGCCCCAACTAAAAATAGATAATGTGTTTTTTATTAGTGGAACAAGGAATTTTGCATTTACCGCATTCAGTTTATCGTTCCTAAGCACCTGTATATTTTGTCCTGTATAGAAGGAATTTTCTTGATAAAATGCAGTTTGCGTATCTAATCCAACAGTAATACAATTACCTGTATCCATACCATAAAAAGGTTGTTCACATACGAAATCGTTGATTCCATTGTTTGTGTCCGTGCGTGTCACATACGGATATTTACCAGACTGATATATCAGTTTATTCTTATCTATTCCACTTGATGTGGATTTAATCGAAAAAACACTACTTAATGGAATTGCTAACCATTCTCTATCATGCAAATCAAGCATTGCCGTCACCGCCTTTCTGTCCGAACAGATACCCTTTACCGTGCGTAACCATGTTGAACTCAAATGTCAGATAATCGGCAATGCTGTTCATAAAGTCCGCTTCTGTTGGTATTTCGTCGTTATAGTAGTAAAAGGAATGCAGCCATTCGTCTGTATCTTCAACGGTTGTTTTCACCATGAAACTTGACGGAAAATCTGCAATCTTGCCACGCCAGCAATCAAGAAGATACTGCCGTTTATCCTTTGCACGCTCCGTTTCCACAAGTCCCAAATGCTTTTTGACTTCAAAGCCATCATCTTCAAAATTGATGAACTTTGCAATCTTATCTGCCGGGTGCGGTTCGCCTACTGTGAAAACAGCAATGCAGGGAATGGTGCCGACCCGATAGAAAGTGTCCTTGTTCAGACTGATAACACCCTCTAAGGTATGTTTTTTCAAAATATCCTGCTTAACCGCTTTATCCTCTTTTGTCTTTCCAATCATAGCGGACACGGGGACAATCACAGCAGCACGCCCGCCTGCTGTGATTGAATTGAGCAAATGACGGATAAAGCACAGTTCTGAAAGGTTCGCAGTATCCTTGCCTTTTGCCTGTGAATATGGCGGATTCATAAAATCTACGGTAATGCCACCGCCCTTTAGCTGTAATTCGCTGGGGTCTTGTGCCAGAAAATCTTCACAAATCAGGTTGCTTTGCCCGTCACCGCGCAGAATCATATTCGTCGTAGCGATTGAAAACATATCGTCACGAATTTCTATTCCGTGAATTTGCTGCTGTTTGATGTGCTTACGCTCTGTTTCATTCTTCGCAGCCCGGAGCATTTTGTGCATTCCCGAAATCAAAAAGCCACCTGTGCCGCAGCACGGGTCAAATATAACATCGGTAGGTTTCAAATCCACCAATTCACAGAACAATTCCGTAATATGACGGGGCGTAAGTACAACGCCCAAAGCCTGCCCGTCACCGCCTGAATAGGAAACAAATTCACCGTAAAAGCGCCCCAGATAATCTTCACGCCCGTTTGACACAATTGCCTGAAAAATATTGTCGTTGATATACTCCGTGAAGTATTTCAGAGGTGTTTTGTCGCCCAGATCCTGACGCTTTGTGTTTAACTGCGGTCTATCCTTTATCAGTGTGAATTGGTTCAAAACACGCTGTTTTTTTACTTCCGGGGCAACTTTTGCGCGTTGCAGATTCTTTTCAAGATACTGATACAAAATAGCGCCGTCCGTGTTGCTCTCCAGTGTGTCACCCGTCAACTGATTCAAATTAAAGCCGTATTCTTTTTCCCGCAATGCAAGAAGAATTGCAGATACAACAAGCGGCTTTTCATCTTCTCCAAGCCCGCCGTAATTCCGCAAAAATTCGTGAAGTTCCTTTGCCTTCTTCAGAATGTCAGCAAGTTCAATATCTTCCGGCGGCGTTTCCTCAAGTACAATCTGCTTGTAATATTCCACAATATGTGCTGCTGAAAAATTCTCAAATGTCTGGACTTCTGGCAGCCACTTATAACCGTTCTTATCTACAAATAGCGGCTGTAAAGTATGGTGCTTGCTATCACCGGCATTGCCGAACGCAAAAACTTTTTTATAGGTAGTTTTCTGTAAGATGTGCTGTACATAGTGCAA